AGAACCCACCGCAACCGCATTGCTAACCGTCATGGAGCATCCTGAGATAATGGTTGGACCTCCATACAGCGCGACGCAGGTGTCGCTACAATTCATCGTTACGTTGGTCAATCCTGACGGAGAACCGACTATAATACCTGTAGTAACATTGGAGATTGACCCACCATTCACGATCAGGTTTGTAGACTGTCCAGAAATTCCGGAATGGACGCCAACAATGAAAGGATTGATGAAGGTGAGCGTTCCGTACGATCCACTCAAACCGTGAGCGTAGAACCCGTCAATGTTCCCGGAGTGCTGTGGCATGATCGTGGAACAGTTTTCAAGCGTCACATTCCTGTATCCGGGAACGTCCTGATACACTGTGAACATGATCCCTGACGCAGCTCCATAGTAAGCGTTGCTGGCAGTTACGTTCTTGAGATATGAAGACCCTCCCACTAAAATGTTGTGCTTGCTCCCGTCCGTGACCAAACAATCCTCGATTCGCCCTTGGACCAATAATGAACCGTTCGGGTCCAGGTTACGGCGAGTCCAGATACCACTGATAAGCCCGTTGGTCCACGCTCCTTCCAGATAGGATGTGTCGAGTCCTGATAACCTCGCATTGTGCTCATATGTCTTCCCGTTGCTGTTCGGGTTTCCAGAATCCGATGCATGGATATAGAGAGTAAAAGGGGAGGCCGTGTCGCTCGAAACGTAATAACTGCCAGCCGTGGCATTGCAATTGGTCAACCCTGTTGCCCGGACAAAGAATACATCGTTTTCCCAGACGTTTACCCAACCGCCGCTGTTTGCCGCGTTTGTTAGCTGCTGCTGCCATACGTTGCCGCTCACATTCGTCCAGTCGGCGGTGATCACGTCAGACGCATCCAGTAGAGGTTTTAATCCCGACCCATAGGCAATGACCGATACGTTGTTTGTGGCCGTCTTGAGCATCTCCCTCCAGTGACCACCGCGAACTAATCCGATCTTATCCCCTCCGGAAATCGTCTGTGAAATCAGTTTTGCAATGGTCTTGAATGGGGCCAGCGTGGAAGTGCCGGCGTTGCTGTCGTTTCCGTTCACCGAGTCCACATACCAGTTGTAATTGCCAGTTCCGATTGTCACCGTGGACGCCGTCACGACTCCGTTTGATGCAGTAAATGCATTGCCGTCAGAGCCGACAGAGTTGATTGACCCCCCATCAACCACAGTGGAAGCTCCGGCACTTGTTGATACCACCGGCCCGCTGAAAGTGCCGTTGCCGCCGTCGAACGCCGTCGCGTTCACGGGGCCAGCTACAGTCAACCCCTTCACGGGTTTGTCTGGACCTACTGTCAGACTCATAGCCTCAACGGCAGAGTCGTAATCCAAGGCATTATTAGGCCAACCCTGAGCTGCCCCTTTAGGAGGCTGTTGGAATCTGTCATACCACACCCAAGCGCCAGAACCATTCGTACTAGTCGCACGAAAATGCATAGCGGGCAATCCAACACCAAGAGAACCCGCTGTAGTCCATCCAGAACCAAAATTGCCACCGTTCATGTTCTGGTTGGTCCACCATTGACCGAGATAATTAAGCGTTGGTGGTATCGGGAAGCTATTGGTCCAAACTTTTGCATCGTACAAGGTGATATTTTGTGACTCAGTAAGATTGTAATTTGTCACCCCACCTTTGATGTATGGCGTGAGTCCGGAGACATTCCAGAAGAACGTATTGCCATTCTCACCGTCTGGAGCTCCCCACTGCCAATCGGTAAAATACCATGCCTGACCACCTCTTATCGTAGTCACCATTTCGGGTGCACCATCGCCGTGGTCAGGCCAATAAATCTGGTTCCAATTACCAAGGGGACCTTCAATGATTAACCCCTTCCTGGACTGATTAGTGCCCTCATTGGGCCAAAAGAGAACTGCCCCATTCGTATAAAGTCCTGTAGGGGTGCCTATCCCAAGTCCGTATAAATTTGTGACAACAACGCCAGTGCCGTTTGTGCTACTGCCGTAGAGAGTTGCATTAACCAGGGCCAATCCCACTTGGCCGTTTGTCACCACCGTCGGCGCGGTCAGCCTCACCGTCCCGTTATTGGTGGTCGCCACGAGGGGCCCCACCGCCACCACCGCCACGCCGCCTGGATAGAGCGAAAGCGCGTTAAGGGCAACGGCCCAGGCAATGTTGGTTGTCTGGTCTGGGGTGCAGCCGGTGACGTACTCGAAGAGGTTGTAGCCGGAGACTTTGTTCGACGCGGCGTTGAAGCTTCCAGTGTCCAGCGGGACGGCGAAACAATATTGGATCACGCTGTTGCTGGCGAAGTAGGTTCCCCGCATGCAGGTGGCGGAGCCCAGCGAATTGGTCACCTGCAGGCGCTGCGGCCGGCCGCCGATGAAAAACGAGCCGTCCGCCAGGATCGGCCGCGTGCCGTCCCCTGCCCCGACCGGATACACCCATAGCGGGCCGTTGTAGTCAGTCCCGTCTGAATTGGTGATCGCGAAGTTCACAGTTGCGCCGCTCGCGCCGCGCGTCGGCGCCGCCAGGCCAAACAGTCCCAGCACAAGCAGAAGCGTCCCGAGCATAACCGGATGTCTATTCGTGTTCATCGCTAGCTTGTGACTCGCCCGTCTTTCTCCGTGATCTTCATTGCGCCGAAATCGACCTGCGGAGAGGCCGGGTTATCCGTCCGGCGGAGCACGCTGAACGTCGCCCCGAGGGCGCTGAGCGTGTCGCCCTGGGCGATGACGGCCGCTGCGGCCCGGTCGGACACGTGGAAGATCACGCTCTCCCGGGCATCCCGTCCCAGGAGCATGTTGGATTCGATGTCCGCCACTTCCTCGATCTCCGCGGTGAACCAGGTCCCGGTGCGCAGATCCCGGACCGCATCGCCGAACGAGGGGGCTCGATCGGCGATCACGTCCGTTAGAATTGCGCGGGTCTCGCTCACGGGGCCGAAATCTTCACCCCGTACTTGATCGACAGATTCGTGAGGGCCGCTCCGGTGTCGTTGGTGTAATAGAGCGCCTTCCAGTAACCACATCCCCACGAGTTAAGGTTAGTGACCACTGTGAGGCCCGTAACCGTCGGCGTGAAGCCTACCGTCTTAACCGCCGCCCCAGCTCCTGTGCTGGCCGAATACGTGGCACCGTCCACGCTTCCCACCATGACCAGGTTGCCGGCACCGACGCCGGTATCGCCGTAAGCGGTGATTTGGAGCGTGAACGATGCCTGTTTTCGGCAATCAACGACCGCATTGAGCGTGGTCGCCACAGCCGCCGGTACCGGCGTGCCACCGTACCCGTTGGTACTCCATAGCGTAGGAGACCCATAGGTGGGCATTTGCGCCTGCGATTGCATCGGCAGGAGCGTTGGAAGGATGGTGGCCAAGGCCACCGCGAGAATTGAGATTCGATATTTCATTTTTGCTGCTTTCTTTCTTTGTTAAACGGTTGGTTGCTTGCGTCGTGTGTGACTCGGTTGGTTCAGGGACGGCCTATTCGCCGGACTCGCCCGCGGCACTGGGAATGCGGATTGCGATGTTCTGGCGATCGGTGTCAAAAAAAGCGAGCTCCAGACGGACACTCCCTTTCGGGAACCGGTGATGGCGCTTCGCCTTGCTGAACATCTCCGCCTGCTTCGCCTCCGAGACTTCCGGGCCGCAGATGATCTTCGGCGTACTGCGGCCGCGCTCATCCGCAAATCCGACCAGGATCGATTTCATTGTTTATAGAAGCCGGTTAGTCACTCCCCGGCATTGGTGGGGCGTTGGTGGTCGATGCTTACGCGCTCTTAACGATTGCGCCCGCGGACGTATCCACGGCGGCGGCGCCGAGCATGAGGTCGTAACTCGCGCGCATGGTGCGAGCGTTCGCGTCCATCCACAAATAGGTGGCGATCGCAATATCAGGACCGGCGAGCAGGGCCTGGCCAGTCTGGATGACGTTGCCCGGGATTCCCTCGACGGGATTCAGCGGGAGGCCGGCGATGACGCCGATGGCCTGCGGATTACAGGCAAACCCGCGCACATTGGCAGCGGCGCCAGACCATTCGGTCAGCAGCGCGATGAGATCCCAGCCAAATGCCTTCCAGGCGCCTTCCATGCCGCCCACGATGCCGGCGGCCTGGAAGAACCCAGGCGTGTTGGCAATCCGGGCGATGTATTCGCCGTCCAGAATCACATTCTTGATCCCGGATTTCTTGAGGGCGCCTTGCAGCGTCGCCAGATCCGAGAAGCCGAAGGCCTCAGGAGCCGAAACAAGCGGCAGAATGGCACCGGTAGTGCCGGCGAGCGTGCCGAAGTTCGCGATGGTGATCGGGGCGGTGACAACCTGGGCGATCTTGCTCTTGAGCGAGCCGAGCTTGGCTTCGATCAAGTCCGCCATCCGAATGCCGCTGTTAAGCTGGGCATTCGTCAGGTGCATCGTTTGGGTGTATTGATGGACCGCAATCGTCGGCCCGGTCAGCGTGCTGTCGCCGCCTGTGCTGAAATCCGTCGCATCGGTGAGCGTGTCGCTGCCGTCCTGCACGGTCGTGTTGAACTTCTGGACGCCGGTCGCCAGAGGTTTGAACGGATCCACCGAGTTGTCCCGGCTGAACGCTCGAAGCGCGGCCACCTGCGGCCCGAGCTTGGTGATGGCGCCCACGATCAGAAAATTAGTGGTGATTCCGGCGGCGAAGGTGTTTTCGTTGCGGACACCGGCCTTCCGATCGCGGCCAAAGGCATCGGCGACGATGCGGTGATAATCCTGCTTCAGGGCTTCATAGCGCGCTGCCGGCGTCTTGTGTTCCTTCCACAGGTTGACGACCATCTCGGTGGCACGCCCCTGATAGCCATCCAACACGGGGCTGTTGCCGCCTTCCACGCGGTTGAACCCGACAGGCTCGCCCCCGACTTCGGCGACGGGCCGCGCGGCGAGGATGGCGAGCGTTCCTTCTTCGTCCTTGATGGCGGCTTCGACGAATAAGGGCACTTCGGCCTTGGTGATCTGGAACGTCTCGATGTAGGCCGAGACCTTGTCCGTAATCCGTTTGCGGTTCTGCGCGAGGAGCTGGAGCCGGATGTCGATGATGTCGGCATTCGTTTTACCCGCGGCGGCCCCGAGAGCAGGATTGGCTGCGGCGGTTGGGATGCTGTCCAGTTTGGTCTGGAGCTGATCTTCGGTCTCGGTTTCGGAGGCGTCAATGCCGTGCTTTTTCAGCAGGGCAACGATTGTTTTCTTATTCATTATGTCAGTCTGTGTTGTGTTTTTTGGTTGCCCGCCGTTGTGCGCGGCGGAAATTGAAAGTGGTGGGGCTGCAGCTTGAGCTTGAATGCAGTTCAGGATTGCGGCCGGAACCTTGCAGCGATCGAGGAAGGCTTTCGCCAGCGGCCGATACGTGGTGGCGTCCACGACCTCTTCTTCGTCGCCTTCATCAGCGAGGCCGAACTGGACGGCATCGGCGCCCTTGATCCAGGTCACCGCCTCCATAGCCGAGCGGATCGCCGCCTTGCTCTTGCCGGTCTCGGCGGCGTAGATGTCCACGAGCGTCTCGTCGTGAGCGTCGAGCATTTTGGCCGCCTGGCGCATGTCATCGGCGTTGCCCTGGCTCCAGGACGACGCCTTGTGCATCATCCAAATGGCAGACCGCGGGCTGATAACCTTGCCGGCTGCGAGCGGGAAAACGGAAGCAATTGACATCGCGTAGCCGGTGATTCGGCAGGTAATCTGTTCACTCCGCTCCTTGATGGCGTTGTAGATTCCGAGCCCTTCCTGGACACTGCCGCCCTCGGAATTGACTTTGAGGGTGATGGGTTTGCCGACGGGGACGGTTTTGAGTGCATCGCGGAATTCCTTCTCAGTTATGCCTGAATCATCCCAGTAACTCTTGCCGATCGTGCCGATCAGCTCGATTTCGTGCGTCTCGCCGGCTGCCAGGACCCGGAGTGAGTTGCTGCCCCGGGCGACCGGAGCCAGGACCATCACTGGCCCGAAATGGTTCAACTTGATGCTCATGCTGCTATCGCTCCTTCTGTGATTGACTCCGGCTTGTCTTCCTCCGCTTGCCCTTTGTTCCCCGCCGCCACCTGCTGCACCATCAAGGATGAAATCTGCGACGGCTGGCAATGGAACTCGGCAGCCAGGTCATTGATGAACGCCGCGGCCTCGGCGATCTGCCGGAGCTGCACACGCCAATCTTCATTGCGATCGGCGTAGGTGTCCTGGATGGTCCGGATCCCCAGGCGCAGCTCGGTCTCGACGTTTTTGGCGGTGTAGCCGATATCGACGTTGGGCGCGCGCGGCGGCCGAATAACGCAGCCCAGTGGGTTTGCCGGCGCTTTGCCGTCCATACCGCGGTCATACTTCACCGCCCAGCCGGTCTGCCACTCGTAGATTTCCACGACGATGGTCTTGATGATTTCGAAGTCGCTCCGGAAGGCGCTGGTGCAAACATCGAGATCCGCGCGGGTTACGGTTCCCTGCAACGAGAAGGGAAAAACCAGGAGTTTAGGGACGTTATACCCCGCGCAGATCTCGGAAATGATGTGCTGCCAATAATCCTGCTGTGCGATCGTCGGCCGCTCGATTTGGAAATTCTTGATGTCTGACCCGATGGGGATGGCGTATTCCTCCGCCCCGATCGTGACGTCGTAGAACTCCCCGTAATTTTTGTTGGTGAGGGCCGTGCCCGAGGCCGGCTGCGTCTGCAGCTTCATTCCCGCCCGGCGTGACGTGAGCGTGTCGAACTCGCCGGACGGATTCTTGTGCACGTTGGCGATCTTCCCCGCCAACTTGCTGGCCGACATCTCCAGGATATGCAGGTCCGTATAATCGATGACCTTGTTGATCACCGAAAACGCTTCCGGCAGCCCTACCATCATCCCCGGCCGCAGCGCGCGATATTTGTGTATGATCTCGCTGGCCGGGATCTCCGCGAAGGCGTTCAAGTCGAACTCATCCCGGATGAAATAGCTGGCCGGCTTGCCCGTGACGACCTCGCGCGTGACGATCTTCCCGTTGATCCGGACCGGCACCTTGATGGTCGTCAGCTTGACCCCTTGGATGATCGTCTTGCCCTCTTGCGAGGCCAGGTGGGGCGGCGTCTGAAGGCGGAGGAAATCAATCGTCTGGATCTTGGGTCGTCCCTGTTCATCGTGCGTTTTCTGCACGATCACGTTGCCCACGTCGAACAGCATGCCCTCCCATTGCAGTGTCAGCTCGCCCAGGGAGAGGTTGCTGCCCAGCTCGGGAGACTTGGCCCAGTCTTCCCACCTGGCCGCCCTGGACTCATTCCACGCCTCGAGCGTCTTGGCGTCCATGTCCGGGTCGCTGGCATTGGGAATCACGCGCAGCCCCGCCACGCCCACGGCGAACTGCAGCTTGAGGTTGCGGATCTTCTGGATGATCGGCGTGTTCTCGACCAGGTCCAGATGTTTGCGGCACGTTTCCCGGACGGCGCCGAAGTCAATTTCGAACCGCGCATCCTGGTAGGTCGTCTGCAGCCAGCGCCGCACGCCCCACTGTTGGTAAGCAGATTCGAGTCGAGCCGAAACCTTGCCCCAAAGCCGGCCGATAGCTCCCAAGGTTTTGCGAAAGAAGTTCATACCCCGGTTAGCTGCCCGGTTTGCGGGAATCCCAGCAGCGTGAAGTCGCTGCTCCGGCGATTTACTGTCTGCAGCCGGTCATCGGCTTTCATGGCCTCAAAGATCGCGCGCGATGATTCCTCCGAGCCGTCATCGAGGCACCCGGGGCCATTCGCAAGGGCGTTATCGAGGATGTCAAAGAACTCTTCCGAGACTCCAAAGACATTGTCCTGGGTGTACTCCTTGCCCTGCATGCCGATCTCAAAGGAGGCGCTCTGGCCGTTGCCCGAGGTATTCATGATCACCCTGCCCTGCTTGAAGCTGGGCGAGTAGATAGTGGTCTGGAACGCCAGCAACGCCTCGCGCATCTTGAGCTTGCCCTGGATGCCTCCCTCAACGATCTGGCGGAGGATCCCGCGCTTCTTGATGGCCTGGATGAAGATCATCGAAACAGAGTGGGCCGCCGGTTATCGGCGGCCCGGTCCCCGACGAACTGCAGTCACATACGATCGGACTTGTTGCACAGCCTCCGTTCTACTGCAGCCACCGTGCTAACCGTTAGTGGTAGTTGTGGCGAGTTGTGGCGACTTGCGGTAGTTGCGGCGAGTTGCGGCAAAAAAACGCTCTAGGATTCGATTACAGCCCTCCAAACGCCCCCCCCCTGGCTAGATTGGTGGGGGGTAAAACGGAACACGTGTTCCGCTTAGCCATCAACTGAATGGGGGCCAGCTCCGCTGCAAAGCGACGTCGCGATCGCTGGCGGTCAGCAGGCGACGGATCTTGCCCGCGATGGCTGCTATTTCCCGGGCGCGGATTTGGTTGTGAAGATGCAGGCTGGAGTTGGAACGGTTGCGGGCCAAAGCTCGAGTGAGATGGGTTTTGAGCGTGCTCAATGAAATGTGCAACTCGCTCGCGATTTCCTTATGGCACAATCCCTGGGACTGAAGCCGGACGATCTGCCGCTGGCGTGGGGTTAGTTTTTCCACGGGGGAGGATCATACATAACCGGAGCCGCCTCGACAAACAGCTTCGAAATCAGCTCCGCTCGGGTCTGCACCGGATGCGATGGTGGGGGGAAATAGCCGCATTACGAGCGTTGCGGAAAGGGCCGGTCCTCCAGGATCCCGGCCCATATCGTATGTGCGGGGAGGAGGCTATCTCAATGGGTGGAAATTACAAATGGGGTGATCACCCTAGTCCAGACGGCGGACATGAAAAGCGGAACACGTGTTCTTTCTCCTTTGCTCCCCCAACTTTAGCCTTTCGCCTCCAGACCTTAGGTGGTAGTCTCTCGCCGGACAGCACCGCGGAATGGCCGCTCCCGCTCCGGTCAATAGAGCCCCCGCGACCTCTGACCGGTGTAACGCGCATGGCGGCCAAACGGGGAGGACCCACCCTCCCCGTCCCTTTTTCCTCAAATTCGAGTTTTCTCAAGCCGGCGGCCGGAGACGATTGTAATAGCAGAGCACCTGGCTGGTAAAACCGAAGGCCTGCGGTGCGCGCTGGTAAATGGCCTCCACGAAGGCCCCGTCGCAACTGTAGCGCAGTGGAAACCGGTCGCCGGCTATGAGCTCGCGGTGAAAGGCATATTGAGCCCCGTCGATATGGTTCTCCCGGACCATACCAGGATGCGCCTGGCGCACCCAGGGCGGAGGCCCACAGAGCGCCTGGCTGAATACCCAGGCGCGTTTTTCGGGCTGCTGCTGCAGCAGGTCGGCCAGGCCGGCAAAAAAGTCGGGATGCACCAGGTTGTCGTCGTCCAGGAACCAGGTCCAACCCTCCCGGAGTTCATCGAGGAACGTGTTGACCCCGCGCGGGTGTGGCGTGGGCCCTGGAGTCAGGGTACTCGTTTGGACACCGATTCCCCGGGCCATGACAGCGTTAAAGGCGAGACATATTGCTATGTCCGGGAAGCTCGCGAGCGCCGGATCAAACAGAATCCGCCAGCGCAGATCGAAATGCTCTTTCCCTGGGGCGAGACTCACGGCCAGCTTGGGGAGGTTCTGCGGACGTGAGCAGACTGTCAGGATCGTGAGGGGTTGTGGGGACATAACTCAAATAGTTTTTTGCACCTGGCGGCTTTCGACGGCCGTCAGGTCTGGCTCAATAAAGAACGTCTCGTCCTGGACCTGCTTTAGCCCCCGGCGCTTGAGGCATGCGGCGATGCGCTCCTTTTTCTTCACCTTGCGGCACATCGCCAGGACGGAATCCTTATCCACCTCATCTTTGGTCCGAATAAACGCCCGTCCCCAGCCCGACGCCCGGAAGAGCGCCAGCACCTTGTCCCAATTGAACGCGCGCGATAGCAGCGCCAGTTTAGGCATACCCGTTCGAAACCCGAGCGTGCCGCTCGTCAATTTCAGCGACTTGCAGTCCTTTGGAAACACATCTGGATTCGCCTCAGCCCAGGCGCGCAGCGCGTCAGTTTTCTCCTTGAGCACCTCCGCGCACTTTGCCAGTTGATTTTCGAACCGATCGTTGATCTCCAGCACGAGGGCATCCCGCTCGACGGTAATCGATCGTTGATCATTGGCGGCCGTCGCCAGTTCGGTCATGACGCTCTCCGCCTCTTCGCGGCTCTTGATCATGGGTAGGTTCACTTTTATCCGCATGGTTGTCATAGTTTGATTTCTAAAGGGCTAGCACTGCTTTCTGGTTCTTAACTCCCCGGAGCTGGCGGAGTATCTGCCGGCGGTTCGTCTAAATAGCGCCCGAAGTTCAGGTCCATAACGGGAGCGGGCGCTTGGTAGGAAACGCTCAGACGAAAGACCTGGCTCACCTGGTTCGGGCTCAAACTCCACGCCATCCCCGCATCGGCCCATTGGCCGTTGGAGACAGAGGAAGTGCTCTGCACAGTCAGAATCACCAGCGGACGCATCCCCGGTGGTTGTGGCGGAGCCGGTATGGTGCAGGAGACCTCCGCGGAGAAATCGCTCTCCAGCCCGAAGGTATCGACCGCGGTGGCGGCGAAGTAGTAAGTCGCTCCTCGAACGAGATTCGAGATAGTAAGCGTGGTGCTGGTACCCGCCGAAACCACATTGGTGTACTCTCGGCTCCCGACCCCGTAATAAATATTGTAGCGGGCAATGACGTTCGTGCCGAGGCTTGGGTCCCATGCCACCGTCACTGTGCCCAGCGGATTGTGCGGTGCCAGGAATGCCTGGGACTGCGCTGACAGGCAGAAGGCGAAAAGCAGAAGGCAGGAATAGATCAATCGTTTCATGTTGTTTCGTTCAATGTTTTGCATGGCTCACTCCACGAATCCCTGCGCCCGCAGTATCCTCATCAATGGGGTGGTACGGTACCGGACGCAGCGACGGTTCAGGTCCCGCCGCACATCCCGGAGCCCCCAGCGCCGCTCGTTCCGGCGCACCTGGTCAACAGAAACCCCGAGGAGAAGCGCGACCGCCTTGCGTGTCATCAGGTTCATTTATTTGCTTTTGTCGGGAGCGATGCCCAGCGCCGCCAGCCGTTCGCCCAGGAGCCCGAGCCATTCTTTCAGGAAGTCTGAATAGGCCCGGCACATGAGTAGATGGTCGTTGCGCGATCGCTGCTTGAACCCCTCAACACCATCGTCCTGGTTCTTCGGCCGATGCCCCGGCAGATACTCCCAGGACTCGTTTTGCTTCTTGAACTGCCCAGACACGTCGGACGGGATCTCGACTGAGATGTATTGGTCCGGCGTCGCCTGAGGATTCTGTGCGAGCACGTTGGCCCGCATGTTGCGGATGAAGAAGTGATTGGAAAGCGTGCCGGCTTTATTGAGCGAAACCACCATCGGTTCCTCGGGATTCGGCAGCGTAACCACCTTGCCAGTCTTCCGATCCCGCCGGGTCAGCGGATCAAAGACCGGCGGCGTATTCAGCTCCAGGTGAATGGGCTTCCCTTTCGAGTAGAACCGGCGAACCCCGTCCTCATGCAGAAACGACCCGACGCGCGAAAGCTGCAGGTTGATCGCATTCATCCCGTTCTGATAACAGAGCTGCAGAATCGCCTTGGTGTTTTTGGAGCAATCGATCCATGTGGCGGACCGCGGCACCTGGTGCGCGTCCAGTTCGGCGAGCAGCTCGCTATCGCTCTCGACCATCCCTTCAAAGACGATCTGCGAGTCACACGAAGGCATGACGTCCTCGATCAGCAGCCAGTAATGCTGCAGCTCCCCCTTGGCTTTGTAACCTTGCTGCCAGTCCGCCGTCGCCGATCGGTAAGCGCGCCCAACCAGCCCCTCGCGGTTCTTCCTCAGGGCGGTGTTGTAAATGGTCTGCCCCGAGTATGGAATCGAGTCCTCCCCAAAGAACCGGCACTCGCGCTGGGTGATATACTGAAACCACGGCCGCGCGTCGCCAGCCTTTAGTGCCCGCAACGCCATGTGCTTTTCCTCGATGACCGTCATCCAATCGACCGCGGCGTAAGATATCGCCTGCCCGGAATCCCAAGAGCGGTGGGAGACAAGCGCCCCCTCGTTACGGGGCTCGGAATAGCGCCCCTTGTTCAATGCCTTGCGCTCCGATGGGGTGTTGTGGGTGATGTGACCGCAGGGCATTTGGTACCTTAAAGATGCGGCCAGCTTGTTGTAATTGAACCGTCCGCCTCCCATGTCGCAACCCTCAGTATCGTAGCGCAGGCCTCCCAGCTCCGGGTGCTCATTTTCCCATCGCGTCCGCATCACGTGGTACTTGCCGCAGCCCGGGCAGAGCGTCTCCCACTCTTCCATCGTGCCGCTCGAAAAGGCGTACCAAAGCTCGAAGCTTTTCCCGTCTGACTTTTCCCCATCCTTCGGCCGCCAGCCGGCGTTGGAAATATCAAACGCCTTGGAATTCCAAACTTGGGTTTGTCGCGTGCGCGCCTTCGACAAATGCCCCGGCTTCCATGAGTGCAGCTCCTCGTTTAGTTGATAAGGGACCGTGTCGGAGTCCAGGTTGGATTCTGTAAACACGCCCTGCACACGGACTGTAGCGTTCGGATATCGGGCCTCGCAAATCAGTTCCTCAAACCGACCTCCCGACCGGCGGATGTCCTTGCACGATTTCAGCATTGGCTGGATTCGGTCCTCCCAACGCTGCTTTGCCTTCTTGTCGTCCTCCCAGTTGTACTGGATGAGGCCGTGTTTGAACGCGGACCAGAAGGCGCAGACAACTTCACCCGCCGTTGATCCGCCCCCTTGCGACGGCTTCACGAGCGTGCCGATGCGCGTCTCGGCATCGGCCATGGCTCGGATCGGCTCGAGGAGCTGTGGCGTCCGCTCCGGATCAAACGAGTGCCCGTCCACCTTGAGACTTTCCGCTGCCCACGCGATGATATCCTCGGGCGGCGCCGGCGGGATGGCTCTCTGCAGAAGGTTCACGCCGCAACCTCAAACTTTGTCTTCCCCGCCTTGCGCAGGGTCTCCGTGAAATTGTGCAGCCGCTTAAAAATATCCACCGCCGTCCCGCCGGCGAGAGAAGGAGGCAGCTCCCGCTCCGCGCGCTCCAGCTCCGCAAAGAAAAACGCGCAAGCCTCGCTTGCCTGCTGTTGCGCATCGAGGATAGGCATCAGCTTTTTCTCGTCCGCCTTCCGTTTGATCGCCTCGCGTTTGGCCCTTTCGGTGGTCAGCCATTCCTGCGCCGACGCCATCCCCGCCGGCAACTCGCTCTCCTGGCTCAGCATGCCGAATAGGAATGGCACCAGCACCCCCGCGTCCACCCGACTCCCGGAAATAAACGCCGCACACCCCTGGCGTTTGGCCGCTTTGATCAGCGCTTCCGGTGCCCCCAGGACCGCGGAGGCCTGACCGAGGGACTCAAACACTGGAAACCCCCGCCTTCCCCCCCCCACCTTAGCCCCCTCGGCTTCGATATGGGGCTTCGCAGCCTTGCGGGCCACTTTGTTACCTTTGCCCGCCCCGCGCCCCGCCCCACCGCGCTTGCGCGCTTTGGCGCCCCTTTCTTGTGTTTTTGCTTTTCCCCCGCTCATGGTTTTCCCCGGCAACGGTTGCGCAGCCTTGCTAGCCTTGATTTGGGAAGAGATTCCTTATGCCAACCATCCATCCACCGCCGCCACCATCGACCGGATGTCGGCCTGTGGCGGGTATTGTGGGGGATGATGGATCGAGAAGAGCGGGCACATATTGCACGCTTGGATCTTCTCACCCTCGGGCAACTGCGAATAGTCGGCCATTGGTCCTAAACCCAATGGCTGGCTATGTGGCATTACTTATGCTACTGTTGCCTCATCCGTATGTGCACCGAAAGATGTCGCCTCAGCAGTCGTGAACGTGAAGTGGTTACTTATCGAGCGAGGGGTTTGAAGCTGAAGGAGATTGCGGCAGGCCTTAATATCAGCTTGGGCACAGCAAAGACACACCTCTCCAGGGTGTTCATAAAACTGGCTGTTTGCGATAGCCTGCAACTGATACTATGGGTGCATAGCCATGACTGCCACCACTGCCATCGTTGCGTCCAGAGCCGATCCATGGCCGGCAAGCGCGACAGAATCCCGCATTCATTGTCTCCTCAGGGTAGCCTAGGGGTAGCCTAGGGGTAGCCTCAGCGTGGCTTCAGGGTGCCTACCGGTTGGCTACCAGATGGCCTGAGGGTGGCTTCAGGATAGCCTCAACGAGTCAATCACGGCGCTCGCCCACGTATGGCCTCGCGCGGCAGCCAGGCCAAATTCCGTCGTCTCTGGCGACCCTCGAACCAAACGCGATCGGATCATCCGGGTTTCTTTTCACTATGAGCTTCCGGAACCGGCCCAGAACCCAATCGCTATGCTCGAGACTAATCTTCGTCCACGCCACTGCCCACTCTGCGCGAGCTTTCAGAGAATCGTGTCCCTGATCAATTTGGAGCAAGTACGCCATTGCCTCCGTTGCATTGCCTTCGCTGGAGCTAGCTGCTGCTGCTTTAAATGCGGGCAAGTTCCCAGCTAGCTTAGCTAGCTTTGTACAGGGTTGTACCGGTACAGCAGCAGCAGCTAGCTGTGGTCTTTCGGCGGATTTTTCCGCCGACGCAGCAAAGCCCTGCAAATCAGCGGGTTTCTCACCGTTTCCTGTGTCGGCGGATTTTTCCGCCGACGTTCGGCGGATTTTTCCGCCGATACTTTCGGCGGATTTTTCCGCCGACGCAGCAAAGCCCTGCAAATCAGCGGGTTTCTCACCGTTTCCTGTGTCGGCGGATTTTTCCGCCGACGTTCGGCGGATTTTTCCGCCGATACTTTCGGCGGATT